TAGTCCTTGTTAAACTGGTATTGTATGCGTCTACTACCGCACTGGAGGTACCGCTAATGTTGCCGCCGCCAAATAATGCGTAATCGCCTACGGTTGTGGCGGCCAGTATACCTCTGGCAGCGCTTAACGCCGTAGCTGTAGTCCTTGTTAAACTGGTATTGTATGCGTCTACTACCGCACTGGAGGTACCGCTGCCGAATAGCGCATAGCTGCCAACTGTCGTGCCGCGCAAACCTTCTCTTGAAGCGCTTAACGCCGTAGGTGTACTCCTTGTTAAACTGGTGTTGTACGCATCTACTACGCTGGAGTTACTGCTGGTGGATCCTCCGGCAAATAATACATAACTGCCGACTGACGCAGCACCCAAGCTTTTCCTAGAGGCGGACAATGTCGTTGGATACGTAACTGTCAGGCTGGAATTAAATGCGGTAACACCGTTGAGATAGTTAGAACCAGTACTGTATCCGCCGCCAAACAGGGCATAACTGCTGTTAGCGGCCGCCGCTAAGTCGCTGGCGATCCATCCTAATGCCGATGTCCCTTTTGTCAAACTGGAATTATAACGCTCCACTGATGACTGAGAAGCTCCATCCGAATTATATCCACCGCCGAATAGAGCATAGCTGCCAATTGTCGTGGCCGCGTGGCCGCGTCTGGCCGTACTAAATGCTGTTGGAATGCTTCTTGTTAAACTACTGCTATATGCTTCTACTACCGCGCTGACGCTGCCGTTATATCCGCCACCAAATAGAGCATAGTTACCAACGGTTGTTGCCTCTAAGTATGATCTAGCCGCGCTCAATGCGGTAGCTGTCCCATAATATGCCAAATCAGTGCTGTAAAAGCATCTGGCAACGCCACCAACCCCGATATATGCTTTCTTAACCCTTCGGGCAACGCCATTAATCCCGATATATATGTTTTTAACTTTCCTGGCGACTCCTCCCACGCCAATATAAACTGATTTTCCCATAGTGTCACCACCCTATTCGTATTGGAGATAGATCGTGCCGTTGATCATGGACGTTGAACCAGCCGTTTTAGCACCTGTACCCGCACTAATACCTCTCATCATATTTGTCCCATAATTCGTATCGGCAGCGTTGATCCCCGTAGTACGATTCAACGCATACCTTAGCGTGTTCATAGTGACAAGGTTTGTACTGGCAGTAATGGCCGCTGTCGCTGCTGTGTTATTTGTGATGCTGCGAGTACCAAACGCATTCGTTCCATTACCGATAATTGCCGTACCAGAACTAAATGTTGTTCCTCCTGTTCCACCGTTTGCTACGGGTATGATGTCTTTTTGCGAGAACGCACCACTACCCCCACCTAAACTAATAGGTACATGTGCCATGTTACACCACTCCTTTCAGTCCTAACGTTATTATGGTTTCCGGTTTCTGTATAGCCCTAACTGTCACAATCCCATCCCCCGTCTCCAAATCACATATGTAGCCCGCTGCCTCATTAATGGCCTCCTGCTGCTTCCTGGTACAATCTACAGGATAGATGATACCCACGCAGGGGACATCCTCCGCTGTGATTCCTTCCACATTGATTGTCTGGACATACGGTGCTGTACTTCCGGTCCAACCGGTATCAGTTAAGATCACCGGTATGACCTGGCTGAATCGTGTCTTCCAATCTTTTAGGTCCTGAAGGCATTTTTTAACCTTACCCAGAAACGATTTCTGACTTTCACCGGCCACCGGAACCGGAAACTCTGCGCTTCTGTTATCCAGTGTCTTTACTGTCATATCGGATATATCCCCGCCGGATAACTCTGCCTTCTTTTTCAGAGCTGCATCTATCAGGTCAGCATTGTCGTTAAAATCCTGTATATCAACCGGATCTGTCCCTTCTGGTTTCTTTAACTTATAATTAGGTGTTAACTGCATATCCTATGCCTCCTTTAATGTTCTTACGTCATCCCAGGTCATGTCCCCAAGACGGTTCCATATGTATGGTTTCAGTTCAATCCATGTGGTGTACCGATACTCAAACCGGTAGGTCAGATGCGCCGGCTTGATATCCTCCAGCATGGAGATAAACGCCTGCATGTTTCTGGGGATTCCTTTAATCCCCACAAACTGAATAATAAAAAGGTGACTGGGGTTGTCCTCAATCACCTTTACCTCACCGCCACTGAATGCCGCAGCAGTATCCTCTATCATCTTCCGGGTTGTAGTCCCCTGGCCCCGCAGCTTTGCCATCAGTATCTCACGGCGCCGCTCATAGGTTAAGGACATATTGGTGGTTACGCCAAGCATCTGTTCCCATCGGGTCAGCCCCCATGTGGCCGTCACGATATAGCACTGATCAATCAGATTCCTCAGATCATGCTGCAGCTGCCCCACCTCATAGCCCTGCGTCCGGTATATCTCCGCCATCTCCCGGAGCTCTGCCAGGAAGGGTGGAGCATACTTCGCCAGATCCACAAAATATTCTTCCGGTACAGTACTGCTTGAGCCCTCCTGGGCATACTGGCTGCGGCCGTATAATGTCTTTCCGTACATGCCTTACACCCCCTTCAAGTCATTCCAGGTCAGTGCCCCTTTTTTCAGATAGGTACTGTCATGGTTATGGGATTTGGCTGCTGCATCCGTGATGCAATATCCGGCCAAGGTGGTTGGATTTGTACCGGCTGTCACATGACCTTGGGCGTTGACTGTGACACTCCGATAGGTTCCCGCCGTTACGCCGCTGCTGGGATGGGTGTATTTTGTATCAGTTGGTGTCTGCCAGGTCCCATCTGCCCGTAGATACTTTGCCTGTGCACCCGCTGCTGGAGCCGGGACCAGACCTGCCCCGCCAGCTGCACTTGCGGTGGCTGCCTTAAAAGCAGCATATGTGGTATTATTGTCTGTCCCCCACACTGCAGTCCCGTCAGCACTCCACCGTAATATCTGGCCGCTTGATCCGCCGGACGGAACATGCTTATTTCCTGATGTGGTGGGATGCACATACTTATTTGCTCCCTCCGCAATCCCTGCAAGTTTATCCAGCATAGCCTGGGTGATCTTATCCAGTACTGTCTTATTTGCATGCGTGTGGTTCTGGCTGGTATCCACATCGGCCGCTGTCAGATACCCGGAATCATTGGTAAACTGGGATAGCTTTGTAGGCATGTCCGTGATCTGGCTTTTTGTATGGGTATGTGCTGCTGGTGGAAATGTGGATGGCTTGCTCCCTATCTCCGTCCAGCTATATGCAGGCTTTGCAGATGCCTTTGCCCATGCTGCCACATCCGATGCCGGCATGGAAGTTGGAAAGTCTGTAATCTGTGCCTTATTATGAGTATGGGAAGACGGCGGAAAGGAACTGGGCTTTCCTGTCAGGCTGCTGTAAGCTCCGTCAAAGGTAGACCAGATTTCCCAATCCCTCCATCCGTCTTGGTAATAAGACCGATAAGCCCAGCCGCCAGTTCCGCTACGGAATATCAGGATATGCCAGGCTTCCTGTGCGCTGCTCTGTATCAGTAAGCCGGCTGTGGTATTAGACCAGGGCGCGTTTGCATTGGATCCTGCCATAATGGGTGTAATTGCTCCCGCAGCAACTTTTGACGGAACGAATGTGTCATAGTCACTTATTTGAATCGCATTGGATAATTTAGATGCAGTTCCACCATTGGCGGGCATGGAGGTCGGCTTATTTTTGATAAAGGCATCCGATCCAGTGTCCGTCACACTCCAGTCTGACTGCACATTGACCTCAGCCCCGGAAGCAATGCCGACCAATTTATCCAGCATGGCCTGCGTAACCGTATCAAGGATACCCTTATTGCTATGGGTATGCTTCTTGCTATTGGCATCATTCCAGTTTGTCCGTTCCGCTGCCGTGATGTGCAGGACCGCATCTGCCTTGTGTGTGATGAAATCCGCGATTGCCTTTGCAATCTTCCCCAGCATCACCGTCAGTTTTTCCCCGCTGGTAAGATTGGCAAGAGTGGTTGCCTGCGTAAAGGTCGGTACCTGGTCATTGGTTGCCACATTCGGCACGCTTCCCAGCCCTACCTGGGACTTTGTTACCCCATGGGGATTACTTTTATTACTGATATGCGTGTATGCAGCACTCCAATTATCCAGCAGCACCTGGGTGATCTTATCCAGGACCGTTTTATTACTATGCTCATGCCGTTTATTATAAGCATCTGTCCAATTGGCCAGCAGGGTTTCCGTCAGTTTATCCAGAGTTGATTTATTGCTATGGGTATGCCGCTTGCTATAAGCATCATCATAGCTGGTCTTATCCTCCTTGCTCAACAGGCCATCCACGCTCTGGGTCGCTTTTGGGATCGCATTGGCGGATATGGCGATCCAGGCCGTCCCGCTCCACCGGTATGTATAATCAGTGTCCTTGACATTCACGGTCCATCCATCATCCGGATGGGGATAGGTGGCTGCAAGATCCGCATAGGTATTGACTGCCTCTTTCCAATCAATGGCTGTCTCCAGTGCAGAGAACTTATTATCTACCTCATTGCGGGTGTACTTGTCATCCCAGTTAGGTTTATTTGTGTTAATGGTACTCCGGATCGCATCTTCCGCAGCCGTGGCCCTGGATTTCTCCGTTGTGATGGCATCACTGTTTACTTTCTCCGCTGCCTTGGCCCTCGTGGTTTCAGCGGCCAGATTATCTGTAAGGGTCTTTTCAGCCGCCTTGGCTCTGGTTGTCTCTGCAGCAAGATTATCTGTGAGGGTCTTCTCAGCCCCTTTGGCCCGGGTCACTTCCGCAGTCAGATTATCTGCATTCACTTTTTCGGCAGCCTTAGCCCGCTGCGTTTCCGCAGTGAGATCATCTCTCAAGCCTTGTTCTGCCTCCTGCGCCCTCCCGGACTCTGTATCGATCCTGCCATCCAAGCGCGATTCTTCCGTCTGAGCCCGGTTAGTTTCCAGTCGCAGGTTTTCCGCCAATTTTGCTTCCGCATCCATGGCGCGGGCCGCTTCTGCATTAAGCGCCTCCTGCGTATCCACAATGACATCCTGGATCCGGTTGATGTCATCTCCCTCTACCGTATCCCCATCTGTCTCATACGACAGGTAAACAACCGGTACATCCGCATACACCCGGACGATCCGCTTCCACGGCGCCAGGCTGGGTGTGGACAGGGTATATGTTTCCAAGCGGGTTCCTGTCAGTTTGGGGCCGGTGAAGACCGCAAAGGTTGCCTCATTGATGTTGTCATGCTGCAGCTCCGCCTCGTACACACCATTAGTGAGATGGATCTCCTCTTCAATGACATATATGTTCCCATCGACCTTATTCAACTTTTCATAAAAGGTGCTTACGTTCATCAGCTCACCTCCAGTGTGATCGTACCGGTCACGGCTACCTCTTCCTCCGCCAGGGATACATTTCCGGATACGCCATTAAGCAGCAGGTTTGTATAATCCTCAACGCCATCGGTCCCCAGCAGCAGATTCCCCACTTTGGCCAGACTCACATAGGACATGTCCATTGCCTCCCTGTGCAGATGATCCGTCAGTGCAGCCTTAAATGTGTTCTGGACACTGCCCAGGTTCATCCCTTCCCGCAGCCTGATATCAGCTGATACATTGACGGCCTTTTCCACGACAGATGCCACTGTAACATCTGCACCAATCGGGCGCAGATCCTCGATGTGATCCCTTACTGCTTTTATCAGTGCTGTGTCCGCAGCCGACATACCGTTATCTGCTATGATAACTTTCACTGTCCCCGGGCCACTGGCCAAAGGGAATACCTTGGCCGCCCCAACCCCTTCGCATTCCATAGCCCAGTTATAGTAATCATAACGGTTTCCACTGGTGGATGGCTTCCTGACCTTCGTCAGATACCGATCCAGAAGCGCCTCCGTTGATTCCTCATCACTGCCGCTATCCAGTATCCCCGTAAGCTCCGCCTTGGTAAGCCCCTGAATATAGTCAATAGGGACCATGGTCCCCAGATCCCGGCTCCCTGCACTACCGGCAGTTTCACATTCCATCCGGTAGATACATTCCTCTATACGTTCGATAGCGACATAATTTAAGGTCCCCAGGGAGAACCGGGAACCGATCTCAACATTTATATTGAACTCACCCTTTAAGACCGCTTTCGTTGCCGGATGTGGGGTGATCCCCCATTCTGCACAGCGCTTGACCAAGTACTCCCGAACTGCTGTTTCAGCAAACATCTGGTCCAGGATCCATCCAAGTTCTATATATGCATTCTGCAATTCCACTGCTGCAGGGGCAAGGGCTGCATATACTGGCGAACTCTGCCTCCTGGTATCGATTCCAGGATTATTTTCCCTGGCCCTTCGCAGCATCCGGTCAAGTATGACCTCATATGTGGTGTCTTCATACATTACACATTTACCTCCTTGGATGCCTCCACATCCCCGTACTGGGTATGAACCGTAAACATCACAGACAGCTTACGCCCTGAGACCTCAAACGAAAAAGCATCAACGCCCTGGATCCTGTCATCCTGCATCAATGCCTCTTCGATACGCTTTTTTAGTTTTGATTTAACAAGCTCTATGGGCTTGCCAAACAGATCCTTCAGTTCTACGCCATAATTCCAGTGATAGATCAGCCAGTCATACCGTTCTGTATTCAGGATACAGTATATGGCCTGCCGTACCGCTTCCTTCTCATCAACATACCCTGATATCGTTTTTTCATGCATCTGGAAGGTCTTTGACGGGCTCTGCCGTATCTCAAAATCAGCTTCCAGGATATTTCCCGTTTTGGGCAGCATTTCACATACCTCCTTACTAATATCGGTCCACTATTAGGTACTGCTGGGCTCCCCTTTTTTGGAGCAGTATCACCTGGTCTCCAGTTTTCAAAGCATTCTCTATTAGAACAGATAGGCTGCCCAGCCCAGGAATGGACATCTTCTCTGTATGATCCGTCAGATACTGCGGTACGATCAGCTGTGCCCCTGTGAGGCTGGTCTTCTGATCGATTTGCACCCTCATTGGGGAGACAGATGCTATGGTTCCCAGTATCACATCACAGGGTTTCCCAGCTTCCACAGCCTGCATGGAGATCTGGCGCATGTTCTCAATCCATCCATTATCCATTGATGCCAGCTCCTCTCAGTGACAGGTCCATTGTATGTACCCCTTCATCGATCTTATGGGTGACAGATTCCACCAGCAGATAATTCTTAAGCTGCATATCTTTTACATCCAGGAATACAGGGATCAGGCAGCCTGCCCGGACCTTGATATCCCCGAAGGCGCCCTTTATCGACAGGCTCCTGGCGGGGCGGTTATACAGTCCCAGATATGTCTCCGCGATCTTCTGCCCGTCAACACCCTTATCCAGTGACTCGCTCATCTGAAGCACACCCCATTTATTAATATTTTCCGTGTGCTTTGCCATGAATACGTCCCGCTTCTTGGTATCATCATTGTCACGGAACAGTTTGATCTGATTATAGGTGTCCTTGTCAATGCTGACTGTGAAGTCATAATCCTGAGCCGTTTCATCGTTGATCATGATATTCAGTTTCATTTCCTCCACGTTCTTCAGGCTCAGTTTACCTACATCATCATACAGCACAAATATCTTCCCTGTAGCCATCATAGTAAGATCCAGGGCATTCAGGATGATATCAAAGAGCGTTGTATCCGGCTCATTCCTAAGAGGTATGGGATACCCGGTATCCTCCAGTGTGCCGACCCGCAGGTTAAAGTCTCCTGCGATCATCTGAATGATCTCACCAGCCGTTTTGTTCTCATAGCTGTAGCTGTCCTTATTTTTAAGGTACCGGAGCTGGTCGTAAGCCGTGACCTTGACTTCCCCTTCACGGCTCCAGCTCCGCTCAAAGATGAAGCCGAAAAATGCCGGGATCCCATTTACATCCAGCCGGACGGCATTTCCCTCCTCAATCTTCAGTTTTCCGTCCGCTATGACCGTGAAGGAACATTTCCCTGGCTGCCCCTTTCGGGTGGTATCCCAGGTAACGCTTCCTTCTACCACTGGTTCATATACCGTCTGCCCATTTTGGATATACACATGCACATTCATAGATCCACCTCCTTTATGGCAGGGTCAAGACCAGACCGGCATGAATAACATTGGGATTGCTTATCTTGTCCAGGTTGAGGTTATGGATCTCCTTCCACCGGCTCCCATCCCCAAGCTGCTTCTTTGCTATGTTCCAGAGGTAGTCACCGCCCTGCACGGTATAGGTTTTTGCCTGCGTCTGCTCTGCCGGCCGGTCTTCTTCAGATGTTTCAGCAGTTGGCGTTGCCTGATCCTCAATGATGGTAAAATTCATGATCTTGGTCCCGTAATGTCTGGCCTCCTTCATGGTGATGGATACCGCCAGATCCCGGCCCTCCTTCACATCATCTGATACCTTGTAGTCCTCCAGCGTCACATCCATGTTGGTGTCGAAGGAATCGCGGATGACGATGAACTCAAAGGAGCCTTTGCTGTCCTTCAGGTCCTGCAGGCGGCTTATGAAGTCTTCTGCATCATCTATGCTCCCGTCCCAGGCAGCACATGGATAGTTCATCTGAGGAATGATCACATCTATGCTGATCTCTGCAAGACCTGGAGGATGTATAAGGTTGATCTCATCCCCATTGATCAGGGTCACGGTCTTATTCTGGCCAGGATACTTGATGGGGATCTTCTGCGGAGGGATGGGAAGGAGCATGTCATCTATGTATACCTCGTATGCCATCAGATATGTCCTCCTTCCGCTGCGGCTGCCATGAACTCACTGGTAAACGCGGATAGCGCTCGGCCCATGTCGTCAAAATCGGTCTTCTTGGTCAGGGTGTTGTTGTTCTTCACATCCACCTTGAGTTCGGCCAGGGTGAACCGGTTGATGATCTCCTGTTCGGCGGCGTCACGCATGTATTTGAGATCCTGGTCCATTATGTCCATAGAATCCTTCATGGCGGCGGTGTTGGCAGCAGTACTGCTGGTGGATCCAGCAATTTCCGCCCCCAGACCGCCATATTCATTCTCCTCTGCCACCTCTTTCGCGCTTTTCTTGCGTTCTATTTCTGCCTTTGAAGCGGCAATCTCAGCCTGACGCTCCATGCGAGCTCTGTCTGCTGCACGTTGTTGTTCCGCGAGTTTCCGCTGTCTTGCCTGTTTATCTGCTGCATTTTGCTCTTTTAGAGTTTCTAGGCCAGCCGCACGCTGCTGTTGGCTTGCTTCCTCTTCCAATGCTGCGTTAGCAGCAAACTCTACGTGCGCAACCGCTTTAATGGATGTCCCAGCAATTGAATTAACAGCTGAAATAAACGAATTTACGCGGTCAATCGCCCCATTAATAAAATTTTCGAGTATGGTAAGACCCGCCACTTTAAGATTTCCAAGGGCATTTAAGACGCCTGTTTTAAAAGATTCAAAACCATACTGCATGTTATCTATCCCGTTCTGGATATTCATCCAGACAGTAGCAAAACCAAGCCTTAATCGGTCAGCCTGAGTAAGTACTGCATTGACACAAATAAGCCAGGCTATCTTAATTCCACCTACGCGATAAACCCATACTGCAATGGCAGCTACAACTGCCATGATAGCGATTACTATCCATGTCAGCGGACAGGCCAAGAGTGCTATATTTAATCCATTCTGTGCCCCTGCGACCGTTGCCGTAGCCGCCGCCTCGGTTAAATCGGCCCCTGTTTTAATTACTGCTCTTGCCGCTGCAATAGCTTTTAACCCATTACTTATTGCCTGTACAGTATTGTAAGCAATCACAACTCCCTTATAAGCAATCAGAGCTGCTGCAACACCTCCTATAACAGGTCCAAGCCATGACCAATTATCTTGAATGAATCCAGCTGCGCCCACCATTGATTCAATTACTTGTCCAATGATGGGGATGATGCCACTTAGGACTCCAGCAAACCCCATCACCGCCGTTTCCGCAGCTGGCATATTGGCATTCACAGTGGCAAAAAACTGCATCAGCGCTGGATAGAGCCTTGCACCCACAACCTCCTTAATATCCCCCCAAGTATTTGCCATCTGCTGGATCTGGCCCTGCGGCGTATTCGCCATAATGGCATTCATATCGCTGACATTATTCGTGATGACCTCTGCAAGGATGGCTGCCCGTTCCTGTTCGTTACCATATTTCAGCACCTTTTCCTGGGCTTCTGTGAAAGTAACACCAACACGAGTCAATGCTCCTACCTGTCCTTGCATCACCTTACCCATTAAATTGCCGATATTAACAGCATCCTGTGTACTCACGTTGACGCCGTTTTGCTGCACGGCCAGATTATTCATGGCCGGTATTAAGGTATTTAATGCATCTGTTGAGCCAAGAAATGTTGCAAGCTGCTGGGCCCCGGATAACTGTACTTCATCGCCTACAACCCCAAGTCCCTGTTGAGCCGCCGTCAAATCTTTTACAGACTGTATATCAGCTGAGCTTGCCCCCATACGTTGGCGCATAATTGCACCCAGTTTCGTCTCGGCCTCACTCTGTACATTTTGAAGAGATGTGGTATCACCTACAAAACTGACTGCCATCTTGATTCCCTGTACGCCTGTATACATTCCGATAAATTGCTTAATTCGACTTCCCAGCCCATCTGCAGCACTTAGCCCCTTGTGTACAGTCTTATTAAATTGTTCTTGAGCTGCTGTATTGTCCCTTACATTACGTTCAACCGAATTAACCACAGAATCAAGCTGTTGATATGCACTATTCGCTGCACTTATATCCATACGGGACATAGCATTATTTAACTCATCCTGTATAGATACCGCCTGTCCCAGTTGTCCCCGTAACGTTTCCAACTGATTATTAGTCTGTTCTGTCCGCAAATTTACCGGCAGATTGTTCAACTCCTGAATTCGCAGTAACACATCTTGTACCCGGTTCTGGATGGAAGCCATATCATCCAGCATTCCCGGAGGAGTTACTGACATTCTATTTGCCTGCGCTGATATGGCCTGTTGTATCTGATATAGTTGCTGCGCCATCTGATTGGCTGATTGATATTCAGACGCAAATCTGTCTGCACCAGTGCTTGTAAATACTTTAGGTTCTGATGCTTGTACCCATGTAGATTCCGGTACACTCACAGGTTTGTTCTGCACTCGTTCCAATTCTTCCTGATATTGCGCAACCGCTGCTGATGCGCTGTGTACCTGCTGCACCGCAGCCTCCCATTGAACTGCATTGATTGCTGTCTCACTGGCCGTCTGGGCAGCGCCAAAGCTACTTACCATAATATTCATGGCGGCGGTAATGGAGGATAGGACCGGCGACATCCTATCATCGATTTGGATGGATGTTGATATAGCGGACATACACTCTTTCCTCTTTCCTAAAAATCTGTATAAAAAGAACGCCCCGAAGGACGTTCTAATTTTTGTTTCAATCTACGCTTCCCACATATTTCAATCTACTCCTCCACATAGGAAGTGACCTGCTTTATGCCTTAAATCTCGTAGCTTGATGATTGTTGATTTTTCATTATTTCATCTCTCATTTTCATCATCTTTAACGCAGATGATGATGCACTCCAAAAAACGATATGTTTCTTTTCTCCATTCTTGTCTAAATAGTTTATTACATAATACGATGTCGGAATATCATCCTTTTTTAAACTATTTTCAGAATTTCCCTTATACCTTTGCATGTAATCGTTTTTTCCAAAGACTTCCAACGTCAATATCCGTTTTCTATCAAGCTTGACTTCTGTATAAGGCTTTATTTTTGTTATACGTAAACAGTCATCCATTAATAATAATTGGCATGGATAATTAACAGGAAACTCATTCAGTTCCCCCTCATAATACATAACCCTTATCCCATCTGGTATCTTCTCTTTCTTCCCAAACAGTCCCATAATATCCCCTCCAACTTTGCTTAATCTGGGAATATTATACCATCTCTTCTTTTCATATTCTACCGTTTCTTTCCCTTTTTCAGCCTCTGTGCTTCTTTTTTATCCTTCTCCAGCTTAATATTTACTGCCGCTATCACGTAAGCTTGTTCATCAATATCAAGATCCAGATATTCGTGAGGCCACTTATGGAGTTTATGGAGGCAATAGTAGGCCACATTTGCCTCCACATCGCCCCCTTCTATCAGTTTTTTGCTTCATCCACCTTTTCCTGCAGGGTCTTATCAAACCCATGGTATTCCTGAAGCTGACCCATAAACACATTGTACTCTCCAGGATCATCAAGCATTTCTACAATCAACTGCTCTGCACCCATGACACCGTAAGAATCCTGCAGCTCCTTGTCATTCAGGTTTGGGTATACTACGCATGCTGCAGCCATTTTGGCCAGATAACGGTTGGCATTAAACTTTGGTCGGAACATTCCTGGCTTGCCGGTCACCTGCACATCCACGGTGCAGTCATCGCGTAACGCATTATCTTCTTTAGTCGTCAGTGGCCGGATTTCCCATAACAACGGCTTACCATTTTCATCCAAAAATGATGCCGTTGCTGCAATCTTCAGGTTGTCTTTGGTCTTCTTATTCTTCTTTAAAAATCTGCTTAAATCTCCCATATCTTTTTATCCTCTCTTTCTTACTGCATCCCCTGTAAATGGCTGAACTGCTCCGGCATCTCCCAATCCTCGAAAGTGAAGTCAAGGTCCTCGTCCAGATACTCCGCGTCTGCATCAAACTTGGCCAGGATCCCTCCATCCACATTACAATCCTTCAGGATGATGGTCTGGCGTCCCACACTAGAGGTCGGATCCTCATTGCTTATCTGAATATCAAAATAGATATCTTCCCCTGTTTCCTTATACCGGTAAAGCAGTTCTCGGAAGATGCTGGTGTTGTAGTGGAAAGTGGCTGATCCGCTGCCTTTCCACCCGGTTGTCTTATTCCCCTTTCCCGTCCTTCCCAGGATCGGTATCTCGGACTTTGTCTTCTCAATGCTGGCCTCCAGATTGATCGCCTGCATGAAATTATAGCGGTTCCCTTCAATCGTGATGAAGCATTCCGCCAGGGATGCGCTTACCGCATCTTTTGCATTCATTGACTGCATATATATGTCTCCTTTCTCAGCTTACCACCACTGTCATATATAATTGTGACATACAGTTGATCGGTGTTACCGGGCAGTTTACCACCACAGCCCTCTTGCTTTCCCCGGGCCCTACTGTGATATCCTTTGCCTCCACCGCCTCGATCGCACGCAGCCTTGCCAACTCCTTATTATATGTCACAATATCATTCCACAGGCTTACCCGCCCTGCATCATCATTCGGCATAATTCCCAGGTATTTGGTATTAAACATGGATGCGATGTCATTGCCGATCTGGTCCAGTACACGCACCGTCTGATTACTGGAAAAATCCTTACCTTTTTCCTCAGTAAAAGTTGTCAGTGTATTGATATCCATCAGGACGCGCACATCATCGCCAACACGATGGAACATGAATTTTCCAGATTGCACACCCGCTGCCAACTGCCCCTGAGTATGATCCACATCCACGTTAAGTTCCCCATTATACACACGGTTCTCATTCGTCTTATTGACTGCACAGGCCGCCTGGGCCCCTGTTGTCCAATACACTAGCCCCTGCTCCAGTTCCGCAGCCTTGTTCTCTACGGATATGATGCCTTCATAGTCTGCATCGTTCTTCCGGTACATGACTGTCTGGAATTTCACCCCAGCTTCATCACGCATCCTCTTGGTGTATTCTACAAACACTGACTTCACCGCCTCATCAGCAGACGGACAGCACAGCACCTGGAAGGAATAAGTCTCCATCTTAGACAGAAACTGCGCATAATCCTCACCTGTCACCGCATCGCCATTGGTTCCGCCGGTGAAGGGGACTCCGGCTGTCGCTGCCAGTGTTGCATCCTTTTTAAATACAACATACAGATTATCTGCCAGTTCAGCAGCGGATGCCACGGTCTGTCGGTCCACTTCTTTCATATCCAGTAGCGTCTTGACATCATATTTTGCGCTGTCGTTCACATTGGCACTGACAACCAGCGTCAGGTCTTTCCCCCGTATACCGCTGTACCTGGCTTCACCATAATCACAGGATGCCTTAATGCCGCCGTTCAGCCGGTAGAAGATTCCTTTTGTAAGATTCTTAAACAACTCCCTGATCTGCCACATCTGCGGGGCATCTGCCGGATAGCCGAATATCTCCTGGCATTTCTCCTGGTAATCCTGCGCGGTTACCACAAATGCCTCCTTTTCTGGTCCCCAACCAAACTCCAGAGGAATGGCCGCTGTTCCACGCTCCGAAGGTACCGCCACACTGCTGGCAACACTTACGAAATTGATATAGGCTCCGGGGAGTACTTTATTTTGTGATATAAAACTTCCGCCTCCTAACATCTATCTCACCTTTCCTTTCATAAACTTCTCGATCGCCGCATCCACTTCTGACAGTGAATACTCCCTGTCATCTTCCAGCAGAGCACTTACCAGATCTCTCTTACCCTGATAGCACTCTGCCTGCAGCAGTTCCTGTTTCTTGAATTTTGTCTCTTCCTGTCTTACTGTCTTCAATCCTCGGACCTCCTTAATTCAGTATTGGCCTGCAGCTCTTCCATTGGCTCCCTCTCAGGCTTCATTTTAAGAACGAACATGTTATAACTGACGAAAAATAATAGAATACCTTCCTCTGTCCTGTGACTGCGGCCGGTCCCACGCAGCAGGTTGCCATCCCCCAATGTGATATATTCCAGCCCGTCCATGAGGATATCCGCCACCCGGTTCAGTTCCCGGGAGGATTGGGGGAGATCTTCCGGGAAGTACTGGATACACATAGCCGCCTCACGATAATATCTCTGGCCAATCATTGGCTTCTCAGACGGCTCCAGGAACTGTACAAAAAAGCAAGGCTCCTTTAGGCCCTGCTCTACTGCATCCGTATAGATTTCATAACCATCACCAAATAACTCGTTCAGGCGCCGGGTGACAGCATCCATGATATCGTTAAGCATCAAATACCTCCCGTAGTTTGGTTTCCAGTTTCTTCTCTATCAATTTGGGAGCCAGAGCCTTGATCTCCTTTTCTGATATAGTCAGCATGAACTTCCCGGGGACCCAGGCTTTTTTTGCACTTACGCCTAAAGCTGGGATATAGCGCCCTGGCGTCTGCCGGTGGCCATATTCCACGTAGGAGGCATATTCTGTTGGGTTAATGATCTCGACCTGATAGCTGTCTCCTATCCTCTGGATATCTCCCACCGTCCAACCACGTCTCAAAGTTCCACCTACATATCCGGCCCAGTATTTTTGTATGATGGCTCCATTCCTTGACAGAAAAGCTTTCGATTTCCCATCGGAGCCTTTTACCTTTACCGTCTTTGGGCCATCCAGCTTAGGTGCTTTTCCTACCGGTGTCCGCTTTGTCACCTTCCTCAGCAGACGGGCTGCCAATTCCTGGATACACTCCCGGTTAAAGCCTTCCCGTTCTGCTTCCAGACTCGCTATCTGCTTCTGCAGTTTTTCCAAATCCTTAAAATCAAAACTTCCACCCTTTGCCATTACGCATACTCTCTCCACAATTCCAGCAGGATCTCCTGGTGGGAGGAATAGACCGCAGCCTGGCCACTCTGGTCATAGCTCTCTGTACGCCCCTGCTGAGTGACCTCAATCCTGCTGCCTGGAGGGATGACCGGTTCCGGGGCCAGAAACAGTTTGATGCTCTGGACCACGGATGCGGCCGTACTGCTCCCAGCTGCCGGTACCGCACTGGAATAAGACAGATGACAGGGGATCCCCTCCTGCACCAGAACTTCCTCCTGGCGTGTCACCTTCGTATCCGGGTCCTTCACGGGCCTCATCCTATAAATCCTGCATGTACCATCATAAGTGGCCTCTATGGCCTTCCTGTGCATTTTCTGGGCCTGTTTGATCGCATTACTTACCATTACCACACCAGCTTTCTATACCGGTTAAGCTGCCCCTGGTAATCCTTAAGGATTCCGCCCGTAAGTGCATCCGCCGCACTGGTAAAGCTGGTAGAGGTATCTCCTTCGGAAATGGATGCCACTGTAACTGGTGCATCCGCATCTCCCGGACGGTCATACCGGTACAGATCTATGGCCATCCGGTATGCTGTATGGGCCAGTCCAGATGGGAGCTCATCCAGATTACAGTAATTCCGTATCGTCTCCTCCACATCATCCATCACAAACTGTAGGAGGATATCCTGGGAGGCATCCTCTCTGGGGATCCCCAACAGTCCTTTCAGTCTCTCCAGCTCCATACCATTATCCTCTGGAAATGATCCGTGCGATCGGAATTGCTTTGTGGTCGATCACCTTCAAAGCAGATCCGGTCCCGCCGTTATTTACAAGCGTCCAGTTTGCACCGTTGGCCAATTCTTCATTGGTCGGAGAGAGGGATGCCTGGGATTTCTTTGTATAAGAGATTCCGTATGGTGCATAGCAGGCGCGGTCCCTGGTATAGAGCGTGGTCTCCCCTCCGTTTGTCTTCGGATCACGCTGCATCTCGTTGGGAACCTCCGCACCAATTTTCTCGAAGTCAATGGCGCCATCCCCCAGGACATAGGTTGTAAACTTATCATAGGCCGGTGCCGCTGGCACATAACCGTCCTGTCCTGCCGTTCCGCTTTCTTCCACTGCTTCTACGTGCTCTACCGGCATTGAATCATCCACAATGACGGCCCTGCCATTCCACGTCCCGATTGACAGGTCACGTTGGATACCATCTGCATCCGTGTACTTCATGTAGGACAGAAGACGCAGGTTCTCCAGGCTAGTCGCCACTGTGGAATGCATGATCGCGATGGTGAACTTGGATTTATTGTCGCCGGATGCTTTCTGAATCGCCGTGTTAAGGGTTGTCGGCCCCACACAGGAAAGCGCATTCCCATCTTTATCCTCACCTGTTACGGCTGTGATATCATAGGTATGCCCATTCACAAATTCCAGGTTCTTGGCACCGGTCATTGCAAAGATGCCCTTCAGTACGGACAGCAGCACATCCTGATATACATCATCCCACCGGCCGGATACCTAGGCTGACACATTGTCCATGAAGTCAGTCCCGCCCGTAATATCCGTGGAGAAATCGTCCTCAGTCCAGGCCTTGGAACGTCCCCACACGACCACGCTGCGTTCAAAGGTCGTGGTCCTCTCGGATGTAATGTCGGTCTTGCCATCATAATTAAGAGCATTCCCCTCCAGCAGCCCCTTCATGGGCAGTGTAGCGTAGGACGTGCCTGTCTGCGAACTGAATGCCTGCCGGATCTGCTCATTGCCGGTCAGGGCCCTGGACTTGATCAGTTCATTCTTCTTTGTCTTCGGAATGCGGTCCACATATCTGCCGAACGCCTCCGGATTAAATGTCTTCTCATTAAATTTTGCCATGTCTTATATCATCCTTTCTTTGTCATTCAATTGTTGCCCCTGGGTTTGCTTCCAGGTAAGCGCACATCTCACTGTAGGTCATTTCAGACGGCTTCTTATCCGCCGGCGGGGTCCCTTTGCCTTCAGCAGGCTTCCCGCCTTTGATCTGCTGCTGAGGCGTCTTTTCTTCCTTGAACAGGAAGGCCTTTTCCTTCTTAAGTGCTTTCATCTGCTCATCCAAACCAGTGATCTTTCCATCATCGGACATGATCAGCTTCGACTTATCAAACAACCCAGCCACAAGGTCTGCGTCCTGAGCGGAATCACCAAGTGCCAGTTTGATGGCAGTGGACATTTTCAGATCCTTCATAGCTGCCTCATATTTTTCCTTTGTAGCCTGATTGTCGGACTGCAGGGAGGCGATCTGCTGCTTCAGCGCTTCCATGTCACCCGTAGAGTTTTTAAGGGTTTCCAGCTGTGTATCCCTTTCCTGGATCTGCATATTAGCCGCATCCAGCTGCTGTTTTAGTGAGTCATAATCCGCCTTGGCTGTATTTACGTCATTTCCGTTTTCAGCCATGATCTTATCAATGGCTTCTTTCTCCAATCCCAGGTCTTCTAAAAACTTCCGTTTCATCCTAATCTCCTCCTCTACGATTTTTTACGTGGTCTCTCCACATGAGCCGGCTGTTTTACGTCTAACCGGGCTGACAAAAGGGTATAAAAATACCACCGGCCATTACTGACTGGTGGTATCAATCCTTTATAACATATTCCGAAGGCACTTTGATAGGTTTTGATTCATAGTATAAATCATAATTTTGAATATCTGATATAGGGAAATCCTCACATTGTCCCGTCTCTTTATCTACAGTAACCGGGCAATTTCCATATTCAACAACTCCCTCTTCAAATATCCTTCCAAAAAAAATCCAGCGATCCCCCGAATCGAATATCTCACAGAGTCCATCCTTATAATCCCTTTTTACAAATATATTTCTTGCCAAATCACAGGCCTTCATAAAATCCATCATAGAATCACTCTTTCCTACATGCTGTCGATCCTAAATCATTAATCTCCAACATATCTATTCGACAATAACGAACCTCATTTTCCGTAACCCTGTTGAATATATTTTCATTATACTCTTTACCAGTCTGCACGTCAAGAAAGAACGTTTTTCCATTACGCTGTTCGGCAACAAATGAATGGCCCATATTTGGAGTGATACTCCAAACAGTTTCGGTACCCCTCCTTTGATTCCAAATAACGGATATTTGAGCTCTTGATCCATCGCCCCATTTCTTCATATCTGCTTTTATTCCCTCTAAGGCATCCTCATTTTTACCAATCGTCCTTATATCAGGGTTCTTCCATGCATTGAAAGGTTCACGTTGCAACTTCTTAATGGGATCTCCTGCTACTACTGCATATCCACGTCTGCGCATTTCATAAGCGACTGTACAGTTTACACAGTTTTCTTTGGATCCGGATGGATTCACATTTACATTGTCGCTTACCCCCGTAAGTTTCTCCCAGGTCTTTGGCACCCCTTCGTATAACACCCTGCCTTTTTGTCCAGCGGATTCTTTTACAAACTTCTTTTCCCACTCCCGATACTTCATATCCGCCGGCACATAATATGTCTTCCCATCACTATCCCTGGCCGCCCGCTGTTCTCCTTCCGTAAACTCATCATCAAAGTAGGGTACGGTGGTGGATCTACAATTAGGATGAAAAGGCGGCGCCGTCACACCCACCTCATATTCCTTCATGTCAAAGACCTTCCCATCCAGGTCACGGCAGATCTGTGAGGTCAGGTTATCCAGAGTAGCCAGTATCTCGTACTTCTCCACCCCCAGGTCCTTCAGGCAGTCCTTTTGGGCCACTGATGAGATGGCTGCTGATTCCGTCATGATAAGACGGCCTGCCTGGCTCCTGCTTACATCCATGGTCTTTGACAGACTGTCTATGGCCTTCTGCGGTGACTCCCCCCGGATGATGTTCTGGGTCAGTTCCGTATGCAGGTTTCGGACCAGCTTATCCTTGTTGGTCCAGATACGGTCTGAGAAGTTCTCCCCATCCTGTGCCCAGGGGTGTTTAATTATGGCATCCACCTTCCTGCTATCCATCTGCGCAAGGTTCGTTCCAGCGCCCGTTCCCTTGGCAATCTCAAAGGCCGTATGATAATACTGCTGCCCATAAGCCTTATGCAGATAGTCTGTCATCCCGCCCTCAAACTCTGTTGACAGCAGTTCTGCGTGCTGCTGCATCTGGATCTTCATGGCATCCAGATAAGAGATATGATGACGGGCAGATGCATTTTCCAGTTCCTTCATCCACCGCTGGTCAATAGCATTTTCCTTACCTGCCTTTATGTAATCCTCAACCGTCCATTTGAACTCATCCAGTTCATTCTTCTTAAGCAGCTTTTTAGCACCGGTATAGCTGATATCATTGTTATCTGCCAGGCGTTGGTACCACCGGCTTATGTCCATCTGGATGCTGTTTGTGGCTCTTGCATACTGTCTCTGTACATCCTTGTAATATGCGGCGCTGTGCTGATACTGGTCATCTTCCAGAGCGGCCATACGCTGCTTCCAATAATGTTTATTCCGGGGTTTTTCCTTTGCCATCTATATCGCCGCCTTCCGGATCCTCCTGCCCAAACGCCTGTTGATATGGATCCATCTGTTCCATCTTTTTCTGCTCCTCTTCCTCCAACATATCCATAGCCTCCTCCACATCATCAACCCACGGGTGCTTTTGGAGGATCAGCTTTGTCGGGAGCAGCCCCACAGACTTTGTGCAGTTATCGATCAGTTCTGTCTCATTCACCAGGATATTTCGGTTGAAGACAATCTCCACTTCCTCCTGCTCAAAATCCCCTTGGCCGATGCTGGACAGATACTGGTCCACAAACCACAGCAGATCCTCAAAGGCTGCCTGATACTCTGTCTCCATGTCCTGGGCATCCAGTTCTATATCCTGATAGATGGTCTGTATATGCATCTGGTTGGCGTCCCCAGTCAGCCTGGCATCCTTGGCGTCATAGGTCTTGCAGTTCTCGATCAACGCCTGTTTGAATATCTCCAAAATGGCCCTGTAGTTCTCTGCATTGATCTCCACAGTCAAGGACCGGACATCACCTCCGGCACCACTGCCGTCATTGCGTACCTTGACCGCTCCGTACTGACTGAGGTTTTTCCGAAAATCTCCCAGGCTGGTGCCGTCATAATTGACGATGATCAGGATCGTGTTTCTGGCATCCTCACACATGTTATTTTCAAATGTACTCACCATCAGGTTGATCCCGTCCTGCAGGCTTTTACAGCACTTGATCAGCGGTATCTCATGGGCATTACGCTTAAAGGCGATGAGCGGGACCCTTTCCCAGTTGTACGGCACTTCCTTGTGCTGCCCGTCCGGATCATGCTGTTCCACCAGATAATGGGCGCCGCTTGGATGCAGGCTATCCGGGATCAGGCGGCTGCCATCCAGCTGGTAACGGTCCACCCCATTCTGGGAGTACAGTTCAAAGAACTCATATGTCTTTTCGGTCTCCCCCTCATATCCATCCATCTGATACAGCCGGCCGAAGCAGTCCAGCTCCGTGTGTTCCTCATCTGCCCAGAAAGGGATGATCTCATAGTTATTAAACCGCTTAAACAGCAGCTGCCCCTGTTCATTGTAATATGGATACAGATAACCGATGCCGCCATTAATGGAATCCCCTGCTACACGTTTGAGGGAACGTAGGAACTTCTTATCAAGGATAAACTTCAGCGCCTTTGTATACTGGTCATTCTCTGACGTAATGGTGAATGGCTTTGATAGGAGATAATTCTTTTTCTGGTCCACTGCTTTCTGGTACTGGTTATCCACGATCCGGTTATCCGGCAGGTTCCTTGCCGGCTCCAGATCCCCCTTCTCATTGATCACAGTCCTGGGGGTATGCAGGATGTCATGATCTCCCTGGTAATACCGCTCCGCCAGGATCATATCCCTGCGGATGGGTGACTGCTTCCACTTCTGTATTTCCTTTTCCAGGAAACGGATGTCATCCATCCGCGTTCTGGCCCCAGCATTTACTATAGCATTGATGCGCCGTGTTTCACTCCCGTAATCTATCATCACTATCACCTTCTTTCATTGATTAATTATCCCCCTGGTTTTATACTTTAAATACAGGCCTTGCGCCAAGTACGAAAGAAAGGAGATCTTAATATGTCACATAGATTCTGTCAGACTATTACCGGTTACTGCCCTCTCATTGATGCAGAAAGAAGCATAGAAGCAACTTATACAGAAATACCCATCATGAATGCCAAGTTGCCTACTTATAAGGTTTCCGGTTATGACTGTAATGATTATGAAGAATGTCAAGAGCGATATTGCCCTATCGCTCAAGAACATGCAACCCTCTAAATTGTATTTGACCGAAAATCCATCTTCATCCCCGACTTTTCGGTTAGGACACTGAAGTTAACAGGTGGACATGATTTACATGTATGAACCCTATTGCAACTATTACATGGGATCTGTTCACCTGCTACTCTTCCGTTCAAAAAATCCTGATACAGGCAGGATAGCCAATGTGCTGTACATTGCCACATTTCATTTTCTTCCATATGGATCCTCCTATCAATCAAAACTGAATGCATCCCCGGCCCCTATCTTCTCAGCAACGCCTGTTGTGGCATCTGGAGCATCATCGTGCTTGTTCTTACCTTCCCGCTGGTACTTGATCATGGCGTTATGGTACTCTGGCCAGCGGTTCTTCCAGTCCTCCGGGTAGTATACGTGCTGCATCACCCATGCGGAATTGGAATAGATCCGGGCCTGCTTATTCTTTGTCTGCGCGAACCATCGTATGACAGTACGGTTGCTGCCCAAGATCTCCTTAAGAACCCGCTCTATGCTGCGTGCAAAACTCCGCCCTCCGTTGTTGGATTCAATATCTGCTACATTGACCTGCCCTTCCAGCAGCATCCTGGCCGTGGCCGGTTCCGTAACCTCCATAGGATCCTTGGTGTATAAGACATCCAGTATATAGGCCTCGTTGGCAAAGGTCACACCATAGTTAATGCTGCACAGATAATCTTCACCGGTATCTGCGGTGTCCGTGTAATTCCTGATCTCCTTGAACTGTGGCATCCCCCCTGAATAGGTCTTGAAGCTGGTGTACAGTCTGCCCTTAAGATCAATCGGCTCCTGCTGATAGTTGGCTGATGCTATATCGGCTCCCATTGCCTTGATCTTGGCCTCGTAGGACTTCCGCGATAAAACCTCCGGGCACAGCATGGTCCCGTCATCCCGCAGGGCCTTCATGGAAATGTGACGTACCTTTGCCCCGGCCTCCCTGAAATGTTCCAGGGCTCGTCCTGCAAGGTCATCACTGGCCCACCGGGTCATGATGATGATGATCTTTCCGCCTTCCTCCAGACGGGACAGCATTGTGTCTGTGAACCAAGTCCAGTGCTTCTCCTTAGTCAGTTCGTTATTGGCCTCCTCGGCGTTTTTGATGAGGTCATCGATGATAAGGAGTGATGCACCGAAGCCGGTAGCTGTACCAGTTGGGGATGTGGCCAGGTAGTTATTGTAGCCGCTCTCCAGGCTCCACAGGTTCATGGCGCCGTCACCGCGCTTGATCCGGACGCCGGGAAAGATATCTGAGAATATAATCCGGTTCTCATCGGCCTTTTCCTCCATGATATCGTTTCGGACGTTTTTGGAAAACATTGTGGAAAGTGTTTCATTGTAAGAACCGGTCATTATTTTCTGTGTCTGGTCATTACCCAGCACCCACTCAACCAGAAGGCCAGCCGTCCGGCTCTTGCCATGTCTTGGTGGTTCATTTACAATCATCACTTCATCGTCTGAGCGGATGAAGTCTTGAAACTCATTGCAGAGGTCAACCAAGTACTTCCGTTCCTCTTTGTAAAAGTCCGGGGCTTTTAAATGGCAATAAAAAAAGAACTCGCGCCGTGCAAGTTCTAACTTCGCTCCCCTGATTATAATCTCTCTATCCACCATGTATCAGCTTCTTTAGTTCTTCAGTTGTAAGGCCAGTATATGGATTGTTTGTATCAATATGGCCGCTGTGCTCAACGTCCTGCTTATCGCGCCAGTGGTCTGGCCTGCGGTTCTTTAGCCAGAAAATCTGTGCAGTAGTATCCGGAACCACTTCTTTGATAGTTTTAGTGACCTTTGTACCTTCCTCGCTGACTTCTACTTTCTTTTCCTCATAGGAGTATCCCAAAGCCCGTTTAAGCAGCGCATTCTCCACTTGGATATCTACAACCTCTTTTCCCTTTTTTAAGGCCTCGGATATCTCGGGATATCTCTTTTTCCAATCATACAACGTAGCCGGATTTATACCTATGTTCTCCGCAATCTGCTCATCAATTAGGTCATCCCGCGCCC